AACGAACCAGTCTGAACACCCGGAGATGAACCAAGAAGAACCGCAAGCTCATTGAGCGGCTGGTTTCGCTGCTGAAGGCTCTCCTGAATAAGCTGATTCCTCACGTTCTGGGCCTGTCCGGCAATAGCCGCATTCTCAGATATCCCCTGACCCCTAGCAGCATTAGCGAACCCAGCCAAAGACTGACGTTCACCTAGAAGCTGTGATCTGGCTGTTGAATCTAGTCCGAATAGTCTATTTTGCTCTGCCCCACCCGCCTGAATTGACTGATCTATCAGACCCTGTATTGCGGGGTTTCTCTCGAAGTTCTCAAAGTCAAGAACGGAACCCTTGAATCCCTCAGTCCCCCTAGTGAACCCACGATTGATTAGGTCACCCTCAAGACTCTCCCTCCGCTTATCTAGTAACGGGGACAGGAGCCTGTTTCCTGACTCAAAAACGCTATTACGAATACGGTCAGCGTCAGCAGAGAAGTCGTTGGAGCCAGTAAGGGTAGGAAGACCTTGCGACGATACGTTTCTCTGTATGGGGTCAATTCCAGACGAGATATCTGAAGTTAGTTCAGGAAGATTTCTGAATGAGTCTTCTATAGGAGTGCTTATTGTGTTTCTTATGTTTCCGCTTAGGTCCAGAGAACCCCTATTAACAGAGCCAGTAATCTGCCTTTGTAGATCAAGGTTTGCCTGTTCTTGTGGGTGGAGTCTTGTAGTTCTAGTTAATGTCCCGTCATCAGCTACCTGATTCGTCAGCGTTCCGAATGGAGTAGACTCAAACGCAGGATTAGAAAGACGACCCTGAAGGAGGGCAGTTTGCTTATTGTTTGCCCCCTGCTGGGCTATTATAGCCTGTTGGTCAGGCGCTGGCGGCGGAGACGGTGCTGACTTTCCCATAATTGACCCTTTCAAGCCATCTTTCAGCTTCTCTACGAATCATGCCATAAATTATGGCGTTTTCAAGTTTACCATCGGGCATAGGAAGAGTTTCTCGTATAGTCCCTTCGTTCTTGAATCCAACACCCTCTAGAAACCTACGGATTCTCTTGTTCCTTTTGTTGCAAATACAGGTCACTCTTGGCACTCCAAGCTGAATGAACGGATACGACAACAACAACCCTATCGTTCTAGGAGTTGCCCATTTGGGGTCTTCTGAAGCGAACTGAAGCTCTATATTTGTATGCCTATAGTTATTGTAGACTATGCCAGCAATTTCGTTTCCGTCAGAGTTAACGACCCCGATAGCTACGAAGTCCCCAAGATTCTCAGAGGTCTGAATGTGGGGTATTCTGCTCGCCACCCACTGACCTACGATTGAATCCTGATCGAAAACAAGTTCGCTCACATCAGACCTCCGGGCTTCCAGATCCAGTCAGTAGACAGCCATGAAATAGTGGTTGAATTAGTCTCAATCTTAAACCTTATTGACCCACTCCTTCCCTCTCCCACAGCAGAACCCCACTGACTATAGATTATATCCTCTGGAGTCCAAGAGGTAGTATCCCAAGGAGATGTATCCCAAGGAGAACCGGACTCAGTCGTTGTCGTAGGAGTCGAAGTAGGCGCATCGTCCTGAAAGTCTGTCGTAATCTGAATTTGCGGCTCAGGGGTAGCATCGCTCTGAAAGATAGGTCTGACCATAGTAAACAGCTTGGTGACATACTTAGGTGAGAAGTAGCTATACGCCTGTTTGGCGTCAGCCTTTATGTTTAATGTGTTATCAGAATAACCTGTCCAAGCCTCATTTACTAACGTATTTCCTCCGAAATAAATCTTGCCGTTATGTTCTGCCCAGCAAGCCGCATCCCATCCAGTGAATCTACACCATGCGCCAGTACCGGTGTTCATAACGTACTGATGTGAGCTTGGCGTCGTGTTTATTGGGACGTTGAATATAAGCATCTGGGCATCTGTGAAGTGGAGCGGTTGCCATCCAAAGTTTGACTTATACGACTTCGCTGATGTGTGAACGGCATTCTTTATGTTTTCAGACAGGGATATGGATACGTCATCAGGAGCAACGAGAGCTTTTGTCATTGGAACAAAACCTTGATCGGTCATAATTACTAGATCGGCACCGTACTTTATCATACAACGCCTACCCAGAGGCTTTCCTATTTGATAAACGCCAAGGAGTGTAAACTTAGAGGCGTCTGCCGGGTCAGTACCGGAGTACACGACAACCTCACCCTCACTAGAAATCATTACGTAGTGATCGTCCTGACCAGACCCACCATCTACGGTCCAAGTCCCATGAGATACAAGAGACCCACCCTTACTCAAGTACGGGCCTACATCAAACTCAGCCGCCGTTCCAGCTATGGCAGATACTGGTAGATACCAGAATGATGTCGTTCCCTTCTCTAGGAAGAAGAGCCTATTGTGATGCTGTATTATGTGGACAAGGTCGGCTGGTGTACCCGGACCGGCAATAGCAGTCGTACTCCAGCTACTGCCATCGAACTTTCTTGCTGTGTCGTCTCCGTTTACTAGAATAATAAAGTTCCCAGCGGAGTTCTGGAAGTTCGTGTACTGCCATTTGTTGTTAGTAAGGCTTGTCACAACAGCCGATCCAACCGCTCCAGCCGCAGACACATCATAAATAGAATTATTAGCACAGGCTAGAAGTTTGGAAACCGAAGGACCACGGTATGACATAAGGGTCTCTACAGTTCCGGTTATTCCGGTGACGTGATTTGCATACCCTTTTCTAAGTTCAATACTCTCTTCGTCAGGGAACCAGTTGTCTAGAATTACGGCGAACTCAGGGTCCATATCAGATATGGGGTCTTTGGCATTCCACCCCTTGTAAGGCGCAGGAATAGAGCGAGACCTAGATGTAGTCCTCCTACTAACGTTACTGGAAAGAGGTGAAAGAATTGGACTCATATCGACCAGCTACCCTCTGGTATACCTACACCGGGTGACGCTGAGTTGTGCGAAAACCCCATGTCGTAAGTTCTCTTGGAACCGTCATTACCCTTGGCAATACTCAACTGAATCTCGTACTCTCTGAACTCTTCACTGTAATCAAGACCCTTAGTCTTGAGCCATCTCCACTTGATGCCCATCTGCATAAGGTCTTCATCCATTATTCCAGTGTCTGTATCAGCGGCCCACGAAGACTGACCCGTACCACCAGACGACTGACACCAGTTTTTGCTCTTGTAGGCGAAAGCAAGATTGTTGAATGATGTAGGTGCGGGTGTAAGGTACAGTTTTCCACCGTAGATTCGGAATACCGGGTGTGGTCCAGTTATGATGGTAGCTTGAAGGTTTTGCCACTTTCTGACGTTTACATCACCGCCTATAAACTCATCATCAGTCTGGTCCCACATTGTTTCACTTATCATGTGCTGGAAGTCGGTTCCTGCAACAGTAGTCATAGGCCCCTGAAGCTCCGCTTTCAGCATGGTGAAGCTCGCCAAAACAACCAAGTCCTGCCACATATACCGCTTAGAAAGGTTCTTTCCCTCAGTGTTGGCTATGGACAGAAGTTGCAATACCGCTAGATCGGCAGTACCAAAAACCTGTATCGGTTTAGGTATTCCGATTTCCTTAGACACTTCCTGAATCATTGTGAGTAGAGACATATTAAAGCTCCGGGTCTTCGTCCCTTTTTTCCTTGGCCTCAACTTTAGTGGCCTGAATGTTTTTGCTTGGTTTTTCTGCCGGAGAAAGCAGTCTGTCAAGCTGGGCGTTTGCTGCTTCCAGTGCTGCCTGAAGCTCACCGTTTCTATCAGTAAGTCCCTCGACCTTAACCTCAAGTTTCTCCAGCTTCTTAGCTGTCTTTCCCACATCCTTAGCGGACGAAAGCCACGCCTGAGCCTGACGTTGCATCTTTCTCGCTTCCATTCCGATTAACCTAAGGGCTGAATCGTTCGCGCAAGCCAAGTCCTCCACAGTCCTAACGTTTGCCTTTAGTATGGTCTGACACTGTGCTGGCGAAAGTACGGGCCATGTCTTTATTGGAGTCCCATCTTCTGGTATTTCATTTCCCTGCTTCCACTCAGAATACTGCCTCTCGTAAAGCTCTATGAACGGATCACGCTGAACCTTCTTTTCTGAGAACCAGCTTGAGACCTTCTTTTCGACAACAAGAGTTCCACCCGGAGGAGTTATGATGACAAAGTCCTCATCCTTTGCGACATAGTGACCCTCCTCCTCAGACTTATCCATGTCCTGCACGGGACGCATCTCGAAAACGATATAACACGGTCTATCGGTCTGGCTCTGAGCTACAACACCTTGTTGCATATTATCCATTACCTTAAATCTCCGAGGCGGTTAGCTTGAATTACATCAACCCCCCCGAAGGAGGAGGCGGACCCTGCGTAGCCCGCCAGCCCCCAACGAGAAGGATTGATACTTAGGCTGTCAGCCCGTCATCCACGAATGGACGATAAAGCTCAACCTCAGCAAGACCAGCGGAAGGAGTACCTACCAAAGCTGCTCCCTTCATGTTCTTAACGAGGTCACCAGCAACAACGGCATCATCAACACTTCCCGCCGTGGAAGTGGCGTAGCAGTTTGCGTTATCAGCGAAAGAGGCCAGAGCTTTCGCAACGCCCTTTCCGCCAATCTGATACCACCCGAACTCACTCGCTACGGTGATTCCCATAGACAGAGCAACAGGCCCTATTGCGTTAGCTACCAGAAGCGCAGTCGTCATGTCGTCCGGTGCGTAAGTAACAACGGAACCAACAACAGTTGACGCAACGCCCTTTAGGTAGATGTACTCACCCCAATTATAAGTAGCTGGGTCGTGCATCATAGAAATCTTACCCAACTCATGTTTTTGCGTACTCGAATTTTCGGTGACCACCTGACTTCCGATGGTGCCGTCCGTAACAAATGCAGTCATGTTGTCCCCCTTACGCCTTTATGACGCCCTGAAGTGCGCGATTGGAGATGGTCATATTCCCCTGCCAAATAATTGGAATGACCGAACCATCTTGATTGACCGACTCTTTCTTCTCAACTTCGGTGAAGTTGGCGTCCCTGTGAGCAACGAGCTTCAGGTAGTCAGTGTTAAGGAAGTACATGTGAGCATCCGGTGTAGCGTCATCATAAATTACCGGAGCACTTTTGTACTTGAGGCTAATGAAACCACCAGTACCCTCATCGTTCCCAGTGTATCGCTTGTTGTCCGTCAGCGACTCTTCGTAGAACGTGAAGTAGGTGTCGTCAGCTACTATCAGATTCGGCCTGTCCTGACCTCTCGTCAGTGTCAGCCACAACGGAAGCATTAAGCTCTGGAATGTACCCTTTGCGACCGTTATTCCAGCCCCGCCCTGAAGGGGAGACGCCGCCGACTGAAGAATACTCTTCCAGAAGGTATAGGTGGTCGAATTAATTCCACCAACGGTCCCGGTGCCAAGGTCTGACACGAGAGCCTGAATGCCGTTCATCTGGTTAGATGCAGTACCGTCAGAATAAACGTCAGTGCTTGTGTTGTTCCTGAACGTCCTGATGGCGTTGGTAAGCCGCGCCCTAGCGAGACTAATAAGCTGGTTTCGACCAGAGTTCTGTCGAAGCTCCAAGCCAGACGCAACAACGTGGACAGCAGACTGTTTCCAGTCGAACTTAGCCGCGCTGATTACATCTGACGCCGAGATATTCAGTGTGTCGAAGCCGGAATAGCGTTGGAACGTGCCATTCTCAGCGTAGTCCAGAGGCTCGACAATTTCATAGCCTCCGTCCAGAACCCTAAGGTTCCCTGCACCGTTGAGTCTCATCAACAGAGCATTATGGTTCGACACGTTGTCCGCAATCGACTTCTTATGATCGCGAAGAGTGGTCGAAACCATCTCAGTAAAAGTGCTGTTTGGTGATGCCATCTCTGTCTCCTTTAAGCGTTTACTTCATCATATGTAGCGCCCATTGTATCCTCAAAAGTCTTTCCTAAGGCTTTCTTGGTCACTCCAGAGCCACCGTTTGATTTCTTGTTTACAGATGCCGCGCTTTTAGCCCTATTTAGACTATTCTTTTTCTTACCGCCATTCACGGCCTTTTTAACGTTCTCTTGAATCAGCTTGTCCTTAATTTCCGGGTCAAGCCATATGGCTTTGGCGTAAGCCTCGTCAAGCGATGCCGCCTGACTCATCTGAATAAGCGTCCCCATAACATTCTGAACCTTTGCGAAGTGAGGATGCTTAGGTTGCCCTGATCCATCCTTTTCATCCACAAATTGGTTATACACATCTTGAGCTTGAGATTGAACAGCCTGTCTTTCTATTTCTGCATTCTGAGCAACCAAACCCTCAAGCTGGTTCAACCTATTCACAATCTCTGGCGAGACACTATCTTCTTCACCACCATCATAATCGTCACCTCCTTCGTCAAGAAGGTTATCAAGGTCATAGTTAGTGGTTTTTGCAAGCCACTGAATGAACTCACCCGGCTTATTGTTCGCCATGTCCGACAGAGCGATTAGCTGTTCTATGGCTTGTGCTTCGCCAAGTCCCTGAGCCGCCCATCCTTGTCTTCTTGGCGCTACAATACGTTCAAGTGCTCCCAAACGCTCTTGCGCGTATGTTGCTCCCTGCAACTTCTCCTGAAGACCAGCTTCCCTCTCACTCTCCCGTCTCGCAACAACTTCTTGGATACCGGATGGGAGTTTAAGGAACGCTTCCTGCTCCTCCTTTGACCAAGAGACCGGAGGCTCGACTTTATCTGAGTCTCCAGACTCGCCGTCCCCTTCGCCGCCTTCTTGGTCATTGTCGGATGTATCATCATCCACTTCCTCTGATTCTTCTTCGCTATCTTCTGATCCTTCGCCCTCAAACTCTGCCTCATCAGATTCGATTTCGTTATCCGAACTAGTTTCGTCAGAGGACGTGTCGTCCCCTTCATCAGCGTCCAGCTTGTCGAAAGCATCTGACATGGTGTCTTCCATGTCACCAAAAGGAAGGTCGTTATCAGGCATAGGGTAAGCTCCTGTCTACAATTCGTTCTATCTGGCGGTCTAGGTTCTCTCTTCGGGATTTACTTGCATGTTCTTTCTCTCCCTTTTCGAGTACCCGGCTATCTGTTCTCATTAAGTTCTCTCTATGCTTTGACCTGCTGTTAATCCATTCCCCCGTGACAGGACAGTCGTACTGATAACCAGATGTGTCGTTTATTATCTGTAATCCGGTGGCTGAAGGCTTTGGAGCCTCACCAATACACACCAGATCACCATCACGCATCACGTATCTCGTTATCACTTCACGACCTCTTCAGTTTCCTGAACCTCATCAAGAACCTTGAGTTCCTCTTTCTTTTGCTCAAGTTTCGTCCTTCCCATTGAATTTGTCTTTAATTTCTTACCGTTCTTATCCTTTCTATCCTTCCTTGCTTCGATATCAGTCATACTTTTCTCGATTGCGCGAGAAAGATCAAGGCTGGATATTGGACTGTCTTTTTTCATCACCACCCCTGCCCTGTTACCACATTAACGTCCGTACATATCTTGTGGGTATCCCACAATATTATATCTGCCAGACGTGTGACCTGTCATACCGCCCC